ACCGACCTCCATGATCAACTCTTAATGATAGCTGATTTGGTCGTAATTGTCAAGGCCCCTAGAAAACTTCGTATTCGGGTTTCAGCCTGATGTTGCCAGTGAGCGCGACACGTTCTTTATCGGTCTTGTTGTGTAGCACTGCGTGAGTCACCCAGCCAGGAAACATGATCATGGAACCGTTCTGTGGCGTATAGGTGAACTGGTTGTATGCTTTCTTTTCCATGCTGATCCAGCCAAGAGTGCTGCGCGGATCAATCAGTCGAATGTCGCCACAGTCGTCATGAACGTCCACATAGTATGTCGTCACGATCGTAGTCAGTCGATGAGTATGAAGCGGCGCTTCCTCGTCTTTACCACGGAAGTTGATCGAACCTTGCGTATGGAAAAAGTGATCTGGAGTGTATTCCACGTTGAAGCACTTGGACGCATACTTGGCTGCGCATTCCAGCTTCCATCTATGCAGTTCCTTCATAGCGGGAATTTCGTCAACGAGATCCCATGCGTTCTTCTTGCTCATGTAGTTCATGCCACGCAACTTCTGAACCTGCTCGGTTGACATGAGTTCCGCGTTGATGGCTTCAGCATCTGGATGATTGAAGATAGCAATAGGCGTAGCCCACAGCTTCATATACTTTTCAGTCATTTGATTCTCCTAGTGTAATGCGCAGCCGCCGGAAATATCAAGACAAGATCCAGTGACATGCGATGCTTCGTCTGATAACAAAAATCCAACAGCTTTGCCAACATCTTCTGGATAGGTGATACGACCTAATGGCGATGGATTAGTATGAGAAGGATTTGACTTTGAGTTTCGCTTGTTTTTGGTGTAGCCAGGAAGGATCGTGTTTGCACGAATGTTCCACCGACCATACTCTTGCGCGATTACCTTCATGAATACATTCGTTGCAGCCTTAGCACTGCAGTATGCGCTCTTTTGTGGGAATCCAGTGTAAGCGCCTTTTGATACGATAGATACGATATTGCCTTCGTATGATTCCATGAAGTGAGGAAGAACAGCGCGAGTCGTGTTCACTACTCCACGAAAATTAACACCAAGAATTTTATCGAACTCTTCTGGCGTAGTTTCATGAAACAGCTTGTTCAAAGATTTTCCAGCGATGTTCACTACTGCATGGATTTGACCATAATGCTTGATCATTCTATCGAAGTATTCATTGACAGCGTCAGGATTATCAACGTCCATTTCTTCGTGTGAACAAAGAACCGTGATCCAACCCTGTTCTGTCAGCTTGTAATGCGTAGCAAGCGCCATCCAGCTAGTTGCGCCTGTGATGATCGCGACTTTCTTATTCACTTACAGCTTCATCCTTATCGTGCTTGATTTCCATTCGAAGATTGACGAGCTTCATGATGTGACGATATGCCATAAGCTCAATATCTTCTTCGCGTTCGGACTGACCAATGAACTTGTTATTTCCAGTGAACCAAGCATAATACAGTCCATGCTCTTTTGTGACCTTCACGGGGATATACGGCATATCTGCTTTATCAATAGCCAACACATCGTCAGTCGTTACACCGTTCCCAACCATTTCTGGACCATCTGGGCTGATACCGAACCACTTCCTTAGAACAAAACGAGCAAGCATAATTCCAACCAACCAGCTAGATGCTGCGACTAGAATATTGATACCGTATGATGCCCAATCCATATGCTTTCCTTTCTTAGACCTGTTTCATAATATGTTCAACGATCATGTCTGTATCTTCTGGCGCCATGTGATCAAACTTTTCTGTAAGAAACATGAGAACCATATTTGTCATGATGTTGTTGACCTTGCTTTCGCGCCCAGCAAGCCATGTTTCATTCTGGTTGCTGCCCCTCTTAGCATATCTTATATTACGCTCATTCTTCGTCGTTCGCAAGTAAATAATGCTCAGGTCATACTTTTCATTGCAGTGTTCAAGGAAAGATGAGGTGAACAGTCTGTCGCCTTCATAGATCACGATGGCGTCATTCGGCAACGTAGCCAAAAACTTGATAGCCTCTGGCTGAACAGACATGCTCATACGATCTGTGCCAGCAAACGTTTCGCCTTCTTCATATTTGCCTAGAATGTAGACGTTGTCTTTCTGATGATAAGGAACCAGCTTGAACTCACTGAACTTGGCTTCTGGTTTCAGCTTCTCGATTAGCTTCCACATAAGAGTAGTCTTACCAGATCCTGGCTCACCACCGATAGCAATCACTTTCATAGGAATCCTCTCAGTCCATAATTATTGAAACCGTTCTTAAAGCAGCTCCACTCGTTATCCATCATGATAACTTCACCAGTTAGTCTATAGTGATTCTGTTTCACTTTAGATAAACCAGGATCGTCTGGATTATGCTCTAGTCGTAGATGTTCAGGTAGACACTCTTTTCTTATGTCCCAGAACAGCTGGAACTGATTACCCCATTCTGATTCTGCATATTTAATTCTGTTATAGAACATATCCATATAGACGTTTGGATATCTACGATCTGGTCTATGCCATGACTTGTAGCAACAGAGGGTTGATTCTAGTGTGAAGTAGCTCACGTCTGGATGATCAATGCGAGCAGCTGCTTCTGCTAGAAGAATTCTACCTTCTTCCTTCAACCACTCTAAGATGTCTGGAGAATACTTTACGTCATCCTTCCACCAGTCTAGATCATCACGCCCAAGAACCTTACATAGACCGTTCCTGTGCGAGCGCGAACCGCTGATATCATCTAGGAAGAGATTATCACAGTCGACATTGACGCCTTGTATTCTTAGATACTCAAGATATGAGAAAGCTGATAAGCGACCAAACGACATGAAGTTGTTGCGAACGAATGACCATGCGTTGCGGAAGTTCTGATATTTATCAGTCGTATTGCAGACAGAATCATACATTGCTTTTTGTGAGCCGTATGTATCTACAACCTTCTTATAGGAAGCAACGCACTGAGGAAAACCAGTCTTGCCTATCTTGAAATACTTACGATCAGTATCCCAACCAGAACCTGCTTTGAACTTCTGGTGATTGTCATTCCACCAAGAATCTAGCTCTTCTACGTTGAGATCTTTGACCGATGGGAACTTCTTGAATATGAAATAGCTCGTGACGATATTCTGCGAGCAACCATTGATGAAAGCAATCCAGAGCTTGTCTTCTTCATTCATGTTCATGTGATTCGATAACCACGGGAACGCAAAGTAAACAGCGCCAGGATGCGAACGATACTTCAGATGGTATTCATAGAAACGAAGGAAAACTTCTCTTCGATATATTGGTTGTCTAAAATCAAAACCAGCTTGTAGATCACTGACTTCAGGTTGGTTAGTTAGGTCTGACCAGCGACCTATCTTATCAGGTGAAAGCGTCAAGAGGTCCAGTATCCTTCTCTAAGAAATAGAAACCATTAGCTGTAGTTGTTAGATCAAAATGCTTGAACTCAGTTTCATAAAGCCCAGGAACTGCTACGAAGTAGACTGCGTTCCTAGCTCTGAATGCAGCTTTGATTATACTATATCTATGATTAGAATACAACCACTTTGAGTAAGCCTTCACATAATCATACTTATCTGTGAGTTGCTCACCGAAGATCTTGGAATACTTTTCGCCATGAACTGCGATAGGATAAGTGACGGATGTGTCAGTCCATGCAACTAGTTTTGGCTTTGATTGAAACGCCTTATTGAAACAGTCGTTCCATTTCGTAGTGATCTGTAGAACGCTGGAGTTAGGAAGGTCTAAGAACTTCATGTCACTATTGTCGTCGAGCAGCATAGCTTCTTTTGCGTCTTCGAGTCTAGATTCAAGACCCATAGAAGAAAGCTGTTTGACGCAATCTTGATCAATTTCACTAGCTACATGGCGATCAACATTATATAGACCACGAATGATCGTGCTCATGATCCCGACGCCAGCGAAATACTCACGAACATTATAACGTTCGCTGGCGTCGAGAACTCCTTCCAACATCCACTTAGTTGCCCAGCACTTAGCAGCAACTAGAGGTAGATGTTGAGAAACATAATGAATATATGATCTAGAATGTAAGTCTGAGTCACTTTCGTTTTTGAGTTCGATATTGAACGGAAGTTTCCACTGCTCACATAAGAGTGCTGTTTTCATTACCAAGACCTAGCTTACCCAAAACTTCTTCAGCTTCATCAAGCAAGCCGTTGTTACCTAGATAACGACCCCACTCTTCGCCGTCCCACATTCCTGGCGATACGCCGTTCCAACCTTCATGCCATAGCTCATGCTCTTTGTTGTTTCTGCGCATGTAAACGAAGTTCTTACGAGCTTCTTCATATTTCTTAGAACCACACTCAAGCATAGACTCACGGAAATACATCACAACTGACATACGCTCGAAACCTTCTTCGTAGTTGAAGGCAGGAGAGTTGCTGTGGATACGATGAGCATTCATCATGATCATATCCCCTGCACGAATATCAGCTGCTACGCGGAATTCAGGGAAGCACAGATAGAAACCATCATAGTCTTTGCCGTTATCCAAAACGAGAAGATTGCTGAAGCCTCTAGGATTTTCATGCGTTTCCCATGACTCACAAAGATCACCAACGTCACGATGCGCTGCTGTGCGGAAGTCACGATTGATAGTCAGTGTTGTGTAAGGAGTCTTACCAATCTGCCAATCAGGACCAAGTTTGTTCATAGCTTCCATCTGACCAGCGAAACGAACTGGCAAGTTTTCTTCGTAGACTTTAGCAGCTGCTTCAAACAGAGGAATAGCGCCCTCATAGAGCTGATGATTGCTAGCAGTCCAACCAGTTTCGCGACAGAACGGAATACGCGGATAACGATCCATGAACCCACCGACGCCAGAACGAACACCGTTGGCATAAGTTGTATCTGATACTAGATCGTTGAACACATGTTCAGCAGCCATCTTACGTTCTTGAGGATTCTTATCCTTGACGGATTCATACCAATCTTCGAAGTTGAAGTTCTTAGTCTTTTCTACGATCCAGATGGCACCACTCTTGATACGATCTTTGATATGCCAAACGTCTTTACCAGTGCCTCTATTCTTGAGCGGCACGTTCGGATTAGAATCGTAGATATATTGCAACTGATCTTCGCCAGTGATAACATCTGGAGGAGATAGAGCCATCATGTATTCAAGAACTGCTTTCTGACGTTCTGTAACCCAACGACGAGAACCAAGACCGTCAGGAAGCTGCTGGAATTCGGTTTCACGATCCATACCTGCTGCAATACCACGATTGTCAGACATAACAGCGCCTGAACGGAGAGCAGTATATGCTGCGTCTGTCATTTCTTTAGTGAACACGCCTTTGCGGAACTTACACAGAATGTTCTTTTCAGAATGCTCTTCACCCATCATAATCTGAAGAGGAGTGAGTGGTTCATAGACGTCTGTGTCTTCAGTAAGAACCAGATCATAGCAGTCATGATCGAGGAACTTACCCAAAACGTGGTCAATCTTGTTGCGATTAGAATGTTCTAGATAGATCTTTTTTACCATAATACCCTCCTATGAAAACCTCGTCTCTATGTATGCTTTTGGAGATTTTCATAAGTGTTATAAAACACATTTTCCCCATAAATCTTAGTCACATTTTCGATACTAGGGAAAATAAAAATGAAGTCGACTTCTGGATGCTTACGAACCAACCATTGCAGATAGTTCACACGACCAGGATTGTCAGCTGCGCTCGCGCGTGTGGAAGGACCGTAGTTTTGAGTTCCGTCATACACGTTAGAAAGAAGCTGCTTGTCATCCTGAATCAGAAAGTCAAAACCAAGACAGATCAGTTGATTGTATTCCATCTTGATAGCTTCACGCATGGCATTGATACCAGCGTTGCTACGAGGACGTCCAATGTTACACTCAGCTGGTTCCCAACGTTCGTCCATAGGCGGAACGATGAAACGCTTAGAGGGGAAGTCGCTTCCTTCTATTTCTGTAATAATACCGTCATCAATAGCAACGAGGAAGTCAGGAATAGAGTTATCAAAGTAATCACGATAAAGCGCATTACATCCATAGATTGTTCCATATGGTTTGAGTTTAGTCAATTCAAAGCCTTTACGGCTCGTTCCGTTGCCAATGATAAACGCAGTGTTCATGCTACAGCCTTCTTCGTAGAACCTTTCGGGCGACCCCTGCCACGCTTGACAGGAACTTGAGTTTCATTATACTCGAGAAAGGTTGAGTTGTCAACATCAACCTCCTGCACGATTGGAGCTGGCGGAGTGATTGGAGTTGCTACTTGTCGACCCCATGCTTCCCATAGATTAGGGAATGCTTCCGCGATTGCTTCTGGCATAATTTTGATCTGACGGTTCTTCATGCGAAGAAGCAGTTTGGCGTCACGAGGATCAACAGATTCAAGAACCTGAATGAACAGCTGTTCGCGCTTGAGCGGATTTACTTCACGCCCTTCAGGGCTATCTACAAAGTAGATCAGTTTCTTGCATTCAACGTAGAAACGACCCTCCTGATCAGCTGCGTCGAACAGAGGACGATATGGCGGATCACCAGCAGGAAGCAACCACTTCACGCCTGGATCCATACCATAACCAAGGACCGCCTTCAGCGCATAAGAGCTATACAGCTTCAGGAAGTCAACTTGACGTTCCTTGGTTGTCTGTGCTTCAATCTTGGCAATCAGGTTTGCCATACATTTACTAGTATCAAGCGCCATCGTCACTCATCTCCTTAGGTTCGTAGTAGTCAATAACATTTATAAACGATTTTTTCTGCTCTTCAGTCCAACTAGCGAGATAATCATTATCCTGATCAAACATCTTCAGATACTCTTCTTCTGTGATCTCACGATAGTCGATGATACCAGTAGGATCAATGTGCTTCTGACTGAACTCTTTGAACGTCGTATCAGTTTCGCGCATTACAACTTCGTCGAGCGCGTCTTCTGCGTTCTTTGCTCGCACGACATAGCGCATACGAAACGACGAAAGAACATCGACCATCACGAGCTTCTTCATTAGATATCGCCTTCTTTACGATTGTTGGAATAGAACGGATCAAACGTTCCGCCAGGATAACGAGCTTCGAGCTTTGCTACATTCGCAGCAATCACTTCGTTCGGATCAAGATCAAGAGCGTTACACGCATTGATCCAATACCAAATCACATCGCCAAGTTCTTTCTTGAGATGCTCTTCAGTTTCGGGAGTGAATGGCTTACCTTGGAACAAACACTTCTTGACAATTTCCTGAGCTTCCCCAGCTTCGCTCGTCAAGCCAATCATAGCAGTCAACAGCAGCGGAGCATTCGCCCGCATGTGAATCGTCAGCAAGTTGTCGTAGAACTTCTCTACGTCCTTGCTCTGTTCGCTCGTGACTGCTGAAACGAATGACGCATACTTCTTAAGATCAATCATAATCTTTTCAAACTCCATGTAATGATATTCGCCGTCGGGAATGGTAATCATACTTTACTTCCATTCAAATTGATGTGGATTAGCTTTCTTATAATTCTGCCAAACATGCATAGCCATCTTCAATTCATAACAATGCTGCATACGAATCTGTTGCATGATACCAAATTCTTGAAACTCATTCTCATCCATTTTCGATAAAACATCGTGATGTTTCTGGAGAGTGTCGATCACAACATCGTAATCTTGTTCGTCACTCATTTGATACCTGCGCTAAATCCGTGACACCAGTTCTGAGTATACTTTCCACACTTACATACCCACCCATCTTTAGTTGCAACCAACTCACGTTGATCCTTACACTCTGGATAGTTTCCTGGACAAGTATATGGATGGAACTTTGGATTCTGCTGACCAAAGTTCAACGCTTCAACGAGCTGAGGGTTCCAAGGAGCAAACGTTGGTTTGTATGTATTATCGCTCATCATACTTCTTTCATCAACTGTTGGATTCTGCCTAAAGCAGAACTACTATATTGATGTTGTTTGCGTCTAGCCTTACGCTCAAAGAACATTCGCATCTTAGCCGTTTCGGACAGGGACTTCATGCTACGAATATCTGGATCGATCGTTTCATAACGATATGAGGTATATCCATCCAGATACTCTTTCCATTCGCGCTGGGCAAATTCCGCAATCCATGTTTCTGGATCTAACGTCAGAGCTTCATATTCCCTTTTTGCGTCTGCGAGTTGCTCGACAGGATTCCAAGAAATTGCTTGATCTTTATAGATCTCTGCACCAGTCGAAAGGATTGCAGGAGTCGAACCTTGCGAACCGAGCTGACTAACTACAGCAGGACCAGCAGCTGCACCGATACCAAGCATACCAAGAACACCACGACGATTCATCGACGACCTCCACTATAGACAATGGCGTAGCACTCATACTCTTTCTTACCATCATCCAAGCATTGCTTGTAATGAGATGCTGTGCGTTCATTATGCGCCGAAATGATAATATAGAACAACAGCAGGACTACACCGATAAAAGCAAGCATGATTTTACTGAAGTGACGATCCAACCACGACTCCTGATAATAAGTCATCATACACTCCAGATCAGATTGATGAGAGCTGCGGGAAGAAGAACAAGATGCAGAAGGAACATACTGCGAACAGTGATACTAAACCACTTCTGCAGCTTGACTGCATCTTTAGCAATCGTGACGAAGGTCATTGCAAGAACTGTGCAAGTGCCAGTGACGATAACTGTAAGCAGGATTTGAATAGCCATGTGTAGTGTCATCATATTAGAACTCCGAGATTGCTTCGGTCAACTGACGAAGGCGCTTTTCGACAAAGTAGTTAAAGATCTTGCTGCGGGGATTACGATTATATGTAGCATAAGTTTCAACGATCTGTTTCTGAAGGTCATCAGGAATGCAGTCAAGATCAACCATCATCTTGTTACGGTGATAGTTGCGTAGCATTTCACCCTGACAGTAGTCTTCGGGTTGCATGAGCGTCCACTCTTCCAGCTTCTTCTTAGGAAGCGGCTTCTGTCGACCGCCAGAAACGAATGTGTCGTCAGCAGACAAGAAGTTAGGAACGCCGTCACCGCTGTCACCTTGCAGAATGTGATACTGCTTGAACCGCTCAGGATTCACGTCAGGCGTGATGAACTTCTTAGCGATAGGTGAGAACTGATGAACATTATCATACTTCTGCAGCTGGGCGAAGTCTTTGTCACCAGAAACGATAAGAATCTTCTGAGTGACTACGCCGTGCTGACCGTGAGCATGACACAACGCACCGATGATATCATCAGCTTCTGCGCCTTCAAAGCGCAAAACAGGATACGGCATATTGTCAACAATCTCTTCACGAATCTTGTGAAGCGAATCAAAGATCAACGACCAGTCATGACCCGACTTATCGCGTGACTTCTTACGACCAGCTTTGTAATGAGGAAAGACCTGACGACGCCAGTATGACGGACCGTCAGCACAGATGACCAGCTCACCATACTCAGAACCGAACTTGCGTTTGTATAGACGCAAACTCGACAGAACCATGTGACGAACCATATCTTCGTCGAGCTTGCTTTCATTGTTAGCCAATTGCATCATGATGTTTGAGATCATAACTTGGCTAAAATCCACGAGAATCATAACGAACTCCATTGCATGATGATATCATATATCATTCATGCGTAATTGTCAAGCAGGATCGAACTCATCGTCGTCGTTATCAGCTTCCGCCAATGTCTTGACAGTATGCTCTACGACTTCTTGGAACGGATGATTCAAGCCCATAGTCATAAGCAACGTCGAGCGCAAGGCTTCTACTGTAAAGCCATAGTGCTTGTCGAACTGTTTGTTGAATACGTCAAAGCCTTGCTGCGCCAACTTGTTGGCGATATGTGCAGCGTAGGCTTCGACGACTTCATCGACGTATGCGCGCTTTGTGGCTTCACGAGCAACTTCATCATCTTCTGATAAGATAAGCCTAGAGTTCTTTTTAGGGAACATCACGACGTTGTTATTTGATTGCCCTGAGGATGACGGTGAACTCATTGATGCGTCCATTAGGTTGAGCTTCTTTGGTCTTGAGACCGTTGAATGCACGTTCAGCAGCTTTAGATGTGCTTCCCGTGATGCTAGGAAGAATGTCTGCTGGCTTACGCAGCTTCTTCTGCTTTGAACTCTCTGCAACGTTTTGCAGAGTCGTTCCTTTCACACTAAGCCCTTCGTCGGAAACATAGTGAGTGAGGATATTGTATTTAGTGTTGAACGTCCAGAGTTCTTTTGAACCAACGATCTTGCTGGGATCAATAGAAACGATCTTGAGGTTCGTATCTTCCTTCTGAAACTTGATCTTCGATACGATCTTATCAGCAGACTTAGGTTTCGTCTTACGAGGCTTGCGCACAACCGACTTACGATTGTTAGACACAAGAGCTTCGCAATCACTGATGATACCAGAGAACAGAGCGATACGTTCTTTGAGCTGCTTCTTGTTCAGGTGACGGAACGCATACTTGAGGTCAGCGTCCTTAGTCTTTTCTACTTCCTGAAGCTCTTCCAACCAAGGACGATAGTATTCTGCAATCGCCTTAGCCTGTGCTGGCTTGACTTGCTTCGTGTCCTTGAGATACGAATAGAACCCTTCGAATGATTCTTCGTTGTCGATCATGTGCTCAATATCAGCAATGATTTCGCCAGCAGGATTCTTGTCGAATGTCGGAATGTTGAGCTTCGCTGCAAGAGCAGCCTTTTCTGTTTTCTCAATCTCAACGCCTTGCTCGACAGTCTTGACGAGATATGCTTCAAGTTTGTTCTGGAGCTTTTCGTGCTGCAGACCCATAGAGAGCATGCGCGCAACATTGCACATCGTTTGATTGAGCTTGACGTCAGTGATACGACCAATCATAGAGACCGCAGCTTTGGACATACCCTGCTCGGTCATGTATTCTGTCAGATATCGACGACCATCCTTCGACTCAAAGAAGTAATTATACCAGTTCAGCGCCTTACCGACGCGAGACTCTATCTCATCTTCATTCAGGAACTCTTGATCGTCCCATGTAGGCTCTTCGCCAAAATGCTTGGCGTCGAGCCCACGAGGAGTGATGACTCGACGCTTCTTCGGTGGAGCAGCCTTCAGCAGATTCTTAGCCATGAGTTGTTCCTTTCACTATGACTAATCATACCACAGTCGGTCGTGGTTGTCAAGGCCTTCTAGCCATAGAACCGAGGAAATCTTTCCATTGATTGGCTCTCACGTCCCAGCTATAGAAGTTGTCGAAATACATTTTCTGATAGCCAAGGCGTTCTTGATTGAAGTCCGCCCAATAGTCTTTGATGACCATAGCCAAGACGCCAGCAAACATATTGGCATGCTTGTTATTGTTTTCGTTCCATGGATACATGATGCCAAAGTTCGCACATGTTTCGGGAAGAGCAGCCAAAGTCGGGCAAACAACATTGCAGCCAGCGCTCATAGCCTCGATGACTGAAATGCCAGACGTTTCAGGCCAGATGCTAGGATACGCATACACGTGTGCTTTCTTGAGAGCTTCACGGATCACAGAGTTTGGTTGGAATCCATGATACGTCATGTGCCCATGGCGCTTGATTCGTTCGAACAATTCTAAATATGGCTGATCACGCTGCTCCCAGCCATAGATCTTGAACGACGAATAGACGTCAAGATGAAAATCAAAACCGTGATTGGCTAGCGCCTCTACGACAGGAACCAAAAGCTCTAGACCACGATGAGGCGTTGTATGATAGATTAGATTGATACGCCCTTTAGGCTTCTCATGCTTTTCGATAGGAACGATTGCATTCTGTAGAACGATGCCCTTATCGTATGGGACGTTAAGACCTAGATTGTAAGTCGACTGCTGATAGTGAGATACGAATACGAGCTTCTCGAATCGTTCTAAGCTCTTAGGATCTTTCAGATGTTGTGATTCAGGATCATCCCAAGTGTCATGAAGCCACAAAATGTTCTTCTTGTTTGGATCAATACTCTCATCACGCACGCGCGAACAGATAATGTTGAAATCACTCAATAGGCTCGCAGGAATACGCTGACGAAGACCTGCTACCATTTGTTCGGTCCCGCCTTGAGAACCGATGTGTTCATATGTGCCGTTGTTGGCTGGACCAGGCGCCATCTGTTCAGAAGATGCCTTGAGTCCTGTGATGTTCAATTTAGTCATTGACTACCTTTACAGAAATGATTGAATCCAAGCGGAAGGAACGCCATCCGTTATTATCTATATCCCAAACACAAAGCACGTCTGGATTATCCTTCGTAACTGTTTCGGCATCTTCCATCATCGGAGGCAGATATCTTTCATCAAGCGAGCAGTTCATTACACGCCCAGTTCCATCCTTCTTGATGAAAGACACTTCTAGCTTGCCGTTGCGAAGCAGTTCACTCAGATCATTCTTAGTCCACATCTTTGCTTTCCTCATTTTCAAGATATTCATAGTATGCGTTGTCTAGATTTTCCAGAAACCCATCGAAGGCGTTTTCTGTTTCCCAATCAAGCTCATCTCCAAGCTCGTCGAGAGTCTTAGAAAGATACTTTTCTACTGATTCGTAGAACTGTCCAAAGTTATCGCTGCGTTTCAGCATCGTATGTATTTCTGAGAACTTACAGTCCATAAGAAAACTGCCACTGTAATTGTCAATGGCGTTTATCATGTAAGGCTTCCACGACATCAGATCTTCCTTCCGATATACTTAGCATCAGTTTCATCAGTGATATATTGCACAGCGCCCTTGTTGTATGCAGGAGCGACACGCATAGCCTTCTCTTCAATAGCACGAACTGTCTCAGGCTTTTCCTGACAGTCACGTTTCCATTTATGCTCAGTGCGGATATCACGCTTTGCAGCTACACCGCCAGGAATGGTATTAGACAGCGGAGCAGCATTAGACTCTACAGTGAGTGAGTATGAGAACTTCTTAGTAGTCTTGGATGGCTTACGATAACCAACCTTAGCAAGAAGCTCTTGAGTAAGGCGCTGAGACTCAATCATAGACTGAGTCGGCTTACGAGCCTTGCGCTTACGAGTGTTGTTCATAGTGTAGTAGGCGGGAAGAATAGCCATAGTTGACCCCTCATAACAGTATTCATTATAGGCACAAACTATAGAGTTGTCAAGACCTTTCTTCTATATTCTTCAATCTTTTGCTTGGTTTTTAGGAAATGCTTGTAGTCCCAGTGCTTCGTTCCATTTCTTGCCATGGCAACGATCTCTTCTGGGCTGAATCCCAGATTGCCAATCATAGCCATATTATGAGCTGTGATGTAAGTTTTTTGATTGGCGCGATTATTGAACTCGTTGGCTAAAGCTCTGGCTCTAATAGAATCGGTCCACGGGCTTTCCCATGTGATATAGTTCTGAATCTTGTAGTCTTTGAATGGATGATTTCTGCTCTTGTTGATTTCGTTCTTATTATCGTTGTCTAGTGTGATAGCAAGGAGAGTGTATTTGAACGTATCTACGAGATATCGTCCTTCTTCGGAGATAAAGAACTCAAACGTCTCGCGAGCTTGTTCGTCTGTTTCCGTCGGTAGTCCAGTGATCATCATTGCTGAAACGACAGCAGATTCTCCCCACGATTCTCTACACATTCTGAGCGTATCTTTGAGTCGTTCGCCGTCTGTCATCTTACCGATGTATCTGCCGACGCTAGGCGTAAACGATTCGACACCCATGATAGCACCAATCATACCAGAGTCGCGAATGAGATCCGCTTGTTCTTTGCTCTTGATAGTATCGAGACGAACGTATCCAGCCCATTTGAAGTCGATGCCAGTTTCATCTTTGATACGAACAAGCATACGCATCTTTTCCATATAATCGTTAGAGATGTTATCCGTCAGATTATACATTCGAGTTCCGAAGTTCTCATAGTTCGACACGATTTCACGTTTCAGTGAATCGTAGTCGCGCATATACTCATGCTTCTTTTTACCCAGAGATCCAAAGTTGCAGAAATGACAGCTGAACACACAACCAGACGCGATCTCGAAATAGAGAGTTTCGTTTTGATTGATTACATCTTCTTTCGTAGGATTCGTCGATATATCGCTGTAGTCTTCGATAGGATCGCTCTGTGCAATCTTATCGACCACCCCACCATTCAGAACTTTCTTAATAGTGTTTGCACCACTACCGATAATGAAGTAATCAACGAATGGCATGAGTGTGGGAAATCCCCATTCCTTGTTGAGGAACTTTCGTGGTTCTACTTCCCATCCACCAATCATCACTTTGAGATTATGCTTCTTCTTAGCACAAAGGACGACATAGAGGATCTTCTTGAAGATATCGACTTCGTCTTTCGTTTTCCCCCAGCCTGGCGGCTTGATATAGTTTTCGTTATCATCTCGCGCGAGGAAAGACGTGCTAATGCAAACGACTCTGCCTCGTTTAGAAGCAAAGTCGTCTATGATCTGTTCTAGTTCTTCGTCGGTGAAATGAATGAAGTGATGGATCTGTCTAATCACAAATCCATCTTTTCTTAATTCGTTCGCTAGTCGCAGTGAAGATGCGTTCTTGATAAATCCATCAAAGAAGTCTGAGAATATAAGAGCATCCATCAAGCCACAAGGATTTCTTTCAACCTATCAGCAGCATAACTAGCAGCAAAAGCATCAGGTTTAACCCTAGGCACCACATTGCATGTCCCACGAATGTAGCCGACCGCTTGCTGAACCACACAACTGCTACCGTGAATGATATCAGGATTAATATCCAGATGAACTTCGCAATGACGATCACCAATGGATTCGATGAGATCCATGTAAAGCTGGGCAACTTTATACACCTCGTTCATTAGGCGATAAGCAGGACGATCCATGCGCTGATCGTAATCGCGTTCTGTTTCTACGCGACCAAAGACCTTACAGCCTTTCGATCCTTCATAGTGGATCACGACTGCGAGAGTGTAGTCAGCATACCACAGATTATCTTTGCCGCAGTATCTTTCGCTGTCGGCTCCAATGTAGATGCAGGTGTTATCAGAAGTATTACGAATGAATTCGCGCACTTCATCAAGAATCATGTTTTTCATCATTGCTATATAGTTCTATGTTACATCACGGTGACTTTTTCGGAACAAAACATCCAATCGTTTGCTTGGCGATGAATGGCGTGTCCGACGCGAATTTAGCAATTGCTGTCAGTAAAGCTGGAGCAATGCCTAGTTTATCGTTACCCAATTACATGAGAGACATGGGTAAGACGTTTCTCAAAGTTGATCTGGTCAAAGATGTATCGAAAATCTCTTACGGATCTGGTTCAAATAATCTTCTGATTAGTCTAACAGAACATCAACTTTTCGAACATTACAACTTTCTGTCTGCTTTATTTAAGACATACAGAGTTACTCATATTGAGTTGATCATCATGAGTAAGTTAGATTCTCACTTCAACATAAATGAAGATAGTGACTATCTAAAGAAGATAAAAGCTCTTCAAGATCAAGGTCTGAAGATCATAGCGAAAAGCATTTCGTTCCCTAACGACACATTACATAGATTCAAACTCACAGAACCTATCATGGACGGACTTCTAATCAAAGGATTGGAAGGTGCAGGGAAAGTGAATAATATATCATACAATAGCACTGTAACGCTAGAGTCTTTAGCCACTCTTGCTGTTAGTAAATATCCAAACAAAGCAATCATTCCATCTGGTGGAATTTCTACAGCTGATGATGTCAAGAACTATCTTGAACTAGGATGCACAGCTGTAGGAATAGGAACTCTGTTTGCCCTTTCAGAAGAAAGTAAAGTATCAAAGAAGTCTAAGCTAGAA